ACAATGCTTGTCGCTTCGCTACTGGATGAAAACAGATTTAGTTACAGCCTAAACGCACTTGCCTTTGAGCATCTTAATAAAACCAAAAGCGAAAAGGGATTAGTGGAAGCCGCGCGATCTTTTGGTGTAGATCCAAAAGCAGAGATGTACAAAATGCCTGCCATGTATGTCGGCCCCTACGCCCAAGCCGATGCGGAACTAACGCTAGAATTATGGAACTATTTCTCTGTGCAAGTAGGTAAAGAAGACCTCTGGTCCATAGTTAACATGGAACTCGACCTCCTACCTGTCCTTGTCGATATGACATGGAAAGGCGTTCGCATTGATCAAGACAAAGTAGAACGCACCCGCGATGCGCTCCTCAAGAGAGAAAAAACGCTTCACGGAGAAATAAAACGCTTGGTTGGAAACGATGTAGAGATCTGGGCGGCGACCTCTTTGTCAAAAGCATTTGATAAAGTCGGCATTACCTATCCAAAAACAGCGGCGGGCGCTCCTTCTTTCACAAAAAGCTTTCTAACTGACCACCCACACGCTTTGCCAAAGCTAATTGTTAACGCCAGAACCATTAACAAAACGTCCGGTACGTTCATTAGTACCATAATGAAGCACTGCCGCTCCGATGGCCGGATACATTCGCACATCAATCAGGTGCGCTCCGACGATGGCGGTACAGTTTCTGGCCGGATCTCCATGAACAACCCCAACTTACAACAGCTACCAGCGCGGGATCCGGAAATGGGGCCAATGATCCGTTCTTTATTCCTACCAGAAGAGGGAGAGCAGTGGGCCGCAATAGATTTCTCGCAACAGGAACCACGGATCTTGGTTCACTATGCGCATGTCTTTGGCAAGAGCAGACCTATTCCGTTAGCCGGTGTGCAAGAGTTTGTTGACGGCTACCGAAACGATCCAAACACAGACTTTCATACGATGGTTGCAGAGATGGCCAACATTCCACGCAAGCAAGCCAAAACAATTAATCTTGGCATGATGTACGGCATGGGTGTGAACAAACTGTCGGATCAAATGGATATATCGGTAGACGAAGCAAAAGCTTTGGTCAAACAATACCATAGTCGCGTTCCCTTTGTAAAAGCATTGATGAACGGTGTGATTAGTAGACTAAACGATAAAGCCAGTGCGGGCTCGATCCGCTCTATCTTAGGTAGAAAATGCCGCTTTGACCTTTGGGAGCCGGATAGTTTTGCAATGCACAAGGCTTTGCCCTACCGTGAAGCCATTCAAACCCACGGCGAAACCACCAGATTAAAGAGAGCCTACACATACAAAGCGCTAAATCGTTTAATCCAAGCTTCCGCCGCCGACATGACAAAGAAAGCAATGGTGGATTTATACAAAGCCGGTAAAACGCCTATGGTCCAGATTCACGACGAGATGGCCATGTCTGTTAAATCACGGACCGAAGCCCAAGAAATAGCACAAATCATGGAAAATGCCGTGCCGTTAGTCATACCAAACAAAACGGACATAGAAATTGGCCCTTCTTGGGGAGAAGCGACATAAAAAGCTTGTAACCTTGTATATAATCCTATAAAGTCTTGTATAGAAATACATTGGAGACGAAAATGGATACCGAAAAATGGAAAAGCGTATTGGTTCCGAAAGAAATTTATGATGAGATCAAACAAATTTCAAAAACTGAGGGGAGAACCATTAGTGGTCAGCTTAGACTTGTGTTTGACGTATACAAAAAGAATGTTAAAAAAGATGAACTCTACATGGACCGCGGGTGACGGCTCGTTTAAACGAAAATTAGATCAAGAACTATGTCCCGCTTGCGAGAGCGCTTTGATACGCGTAGAAGACGACGACCCCTACCAACAAAAACGAACCTGTAGCCGCTGTACCTTACAAATTTATGATACTTTAACAGTTCAACCATAAAGTGCTTGACATCTTCTTATAGAATCCCGTACGATACCTTATAGAATATTTTTCTATTTTATTGTCCAAACTTAGCCCCCGTCTCAAGGTATCAACTTAGGCGGGGGTTTTTTTTGTTTGACTTATACATATTGATGGTGTAACTCTTATACATAGTTTAACAATAAATGAGAGAAAATTATGAAAGTCTATAACATAAAACACGAGGATAGCAGTCTGTTAGAAGATTACTTTTACAGTACTGTAGAAGAAGCCAGAGCAGTAGCTTACGACAATAATTTTCCTGTAGGGAGTTACATTGAGGAAAAACATTTGGATAAAAATGCTCTACATAAAACGCTTCTTAATCTTTTAAATAGAGATAGTAACCGATATTATCCGTTCTTAGTTGAAGATTTGAAAGCAGAACACAAAATAACGCCTATTTACATTAAGAAAGTAAATAAAGTTTCTTTACCTAAGTTAAAACCTAACAAATATTTTGATAGTGAGTTTGGAAGGGGTAGACGTAGCCCAGAATAGAACAATATCCTGGGGATTATACTTGTGTAATCCCCTTTAAAATATGGACAATAAAGGAGGACAAAATGATAGATTGCCCAGAATGTGACGGCACTGGTACAGAAACCAGAGAACGTTATTTGGCCGGTAAGATCGTCGAGTACTACATCACTTGCAATAACTGCACAGGCAAAAAGCAAATAGAGCCCATGCCAGAGGAAACAACGATGGATAATGTAGAAAAACACCCTCGTGTGCAAATAGCCGAACTTCGCGGCTCACTGACCACGCTCATCAGGTTTGCCGAGTTATTACCAGAAGATGACACCATCGTAATGTGTAACCTAAAATACGCCGCGCAGTTGATTAAAGAAAAGTTTTTAAAGGAGGCGAAGAGTGTATATTGAAATAACAGAGGAAGATTTCGACTTTCTCCATCACACGAGTTGTAAATTAAGTGACGAGTTGATTGACATCTGGCGATTTGAGCATCATTTCGGCAATAGATTTACTAGATATGATATGGAAACTTTAAAAAGTCTTAACAAGTCGATCTATGCTTATTGGATAGATGGTCAAGATAATAATCTACAGGCTTTAGTAGCTTATAAGCTACTAAGTAAACAACACAAATCTGGTTTATTTTGGGATCCAATGCCAATTAATGATAAAGTAAATGACGTGTGGGGTTGGTGTGTAATATCAACACGCCCAAATGAAGGAGCATCTTAAAAATGTATAACGAAGACCGTAAAGAGCTCATGGACGAAGGTTACTTGGAAGCATTAAATGCTTGTAAAACCGTCGTTCAAAACCAGTTCGATAGGTGGCTCGATTTTGAAGAACGTAAACCACCGCGTTTAACCATACAAATGGTGGACGTGTTTAACTCAATAAAAAAAGAAATGGACGAACTATGAAGGAACAAAACTTAATAGACAGATTTCCTAAATTTTGGTTGGGTAAATCATTAACGTATAATTCGGACAAACTTTTAAAAGCGAGGACGGATATTTATATGAAACCCACTCATGTAATTGAAGTAATGAAAAAAATGGGTTTTAATAAATTTTCTCTTAGCACTTTGTATAGGTATGAAACTGGTAAATCAAAAAATAAAAAAACCTGCTCTACGGTTATTTATGCTTTGTCATTAATTTATAACGTAAATCCAACAGATTTAGCTGTTTTTGCAAGCAAAGACAGAAACCAAGAAAAAATTACATCTGCTTTAACAAGTTTTAATCAAAAAGCAGAAGATGCTTATAACAGGCGTTTAGATATAAAAAAAGCACATATAAAAGCCGTAACATTAAAAGCATCTGTTTTGAACAGGTTAGATTTTGCAAAAATTTCCACCGGTCACGATCAAGAGTTTTTTCGTAAAGTATATAACATGGTAGAAGATAAAATGATTAAAAACGCAATGGAGGACGAACTATGAACATGAAAAAAATGGCAATACAATTCGGAGAGCGCATCGGGGACGACGTGCCAGCCAACCAAATTAAAGTCAAAGGAGGGTGGTTGTTTCACAAACTACCAGACTATCCAAACGAGGTAGACTGCTATGCCCTGCCGCTGGATTACAGCGCAGAACCATGGGATGGCATCGACACAAAGGATAGCCCCTTTGTACCACGCAACGCCGACCGCGTTTCGATAGCGATTGCAAAATTAACCAAAGGATACGATCAATACATAAAGGAAATAAGCTAATGGCCCAACCAAAGAAACATTCACCGGAGTTGATTAACAGAGCGCATACACTGGCGTTCGAGGGCGAACTGACAAATGCTCAAATTGCCAAAAAATTAAAGCTAACCGACAATCAACTGGCGTACATCATCTATCAATGTAAACCAACCGACTTTCCGTTTCCCGCCGTTAAAAGCTTCCATGTCAATAAAGCAGAACCCGCGGCTCCCAAACCCAGTCAGTCACTTATCCTCCCCAAAGAAGAAAAAACCATGCTGGCTAAAGCTTTTGACTGGTTGCTGGGAACTTAATTAATAGACAACGTTACACAGATCGCGGC